TTTAATGCTATTGCCATAATTTAAACCACCGTATAGGCTGAACCGCTAGGTATCGTGAGAGTCACGCCTGCATTAATTGTAATCGGTCCAAAGCTACCAGCATTGCAGGTAGATCCAAATGTAGTTCCGATTGTATAGTTAGTTGTTATTGTTGTTCCATTCTCAATTATTACCTTGTCAGAGCCACCTCCAGTAGCTCCAGATGGTGCATCTGTATATGAGATAGTTCCTGCTCCATCAGTTTTTAAGAGTTGATTGGCACTTCCTAATCCTGATGGAAATTGAAAACTTTTTGTTCCGTTAGCTGAAAGAGCTACTAATCCAGAACTTACTCTAAAGAATCCTGTGTCGGTATCATCGGAGAACGTGATACTTGGAACGGAATTTGTACCATCGGGGAATGTTCCACCAGCATTTAAATAATCTGCAGCTGCAAGTATTACTCCAAAGAAATCTTCACCTGAAGCTGGAGCAGAACTGAAAACTATATTTGTTCCCGATAAACTAAATCCTGTTGTTCCTGAAGAATCAGGTTCCTGAACAACACCACCGACAGAAATTATTAATTGTGTCTCATATTTTGGAAATGGTACAGGAGCAGATCCACCTACTAAAAGAGAAAATGATGTAGTGCTTCCATTAAAAGAACTCGATATATCATCTATCGTTTTATACGCATTATTCGATCTGAGATTATTACCTATATACGGCATGCTTACTGAAATCTTTTATTGCTTCTTCTATTTTACAGAGGCTAATTTTAAGTATTAGGACCAGCAGTTGATGGTTGTGTCGGCCAGACAACTTCATCAGGAGTTTTACCTGAATAAGTTTGAGGAATATCTCTTATGTTTTGTCTATATGCAGCCCACTGAGCCTGATCAACAGAAGCACCTGTTGTCATTGTCCAATCTGTATCTATTAATATCTGATCTCTTGTAGCTCTGATACTATCCCAAGTTAATGTTTCTGTATCAGCAGGGTCGGGTGTGTTACCCTCTGCTACCCACGCAAGATACTCTTGATACATTCTATTTGATTCATCTTTTGGAATAGCCCAATTCGTTTCTTGATCAAATATATCTTCATAACTATTTGCAGTATCAGGGTTTCCATCTCCATCAACTCTATTATGTTTTCTGATTTTGTATTTAGCCATAGTTAATTAAAGTTCAGCATCTAAAAGAAGGGCACTGTTATGTGGAGTCCAAGCTCCAGTCTCATTATTTGTGACACCTCCTTGTCCTCCTACAGCGACAGCTAACAGAAAAGACTCTACATCTGCTTGATATTGAGCTATGGAAGGATTAGTTGATGAGGCTGAATAAGCTGCGGTGGTTGATCTAAAAAATCTACTGGCAGAACAGGTGACTGAAGGTGAAGCCCTCATAGGAACACATAATGGTATTCCTACATCAACTGAACTACTACCATTTCCTTTGGCTGGAAATACATATGCGTCTGAACCTCCAGAGTTTTTACAGAAATACCTTTGACATAAAGAAATTTCTTGACCAATTGACCTATGCTCGAAATCTGTTGCCACACTACCTACTTCTAATTGAACTCCTGTTATAAAAAAATTATTTGCTGTATTGTCAGCACAATTTACTTGTCCTACTGCTGAATTTGCTTGAGTGTATCCAGCCCATGATGTTGCTAATGTACCACTTGTAAAATTTGTTCCAGCACCTAAAAAGAATTCTACCTGTAATCCAATACCATTATCATTATTTATTGTTCCACCTGTATCTCCCTCGATATTAATAGTAACTTCTTGATATGTGTCTGCTGAACTGATAGTGTATGCTTTTGAAATATGTCTTGTACCATCATTTTGATATATATGTACAATGTGAGTGCCTGTCTTTGGACTACGAACATGAAATTTTAAAGTAACTGTTTCTGCACTACTCGTACCATATTTCAATAATTGTAAGTCTTGTGCTTCTATTTTATATTGAATTGCACAGAAATCACCAACTGCTGGTGAGCTATCTGCTGTCGTTACATCCATTTTTAAGGATTTAGTAAATCCTTTAGCTGTAGGTACAGTTGTATCTTGTGTTTGTGTCCAAGTGCCAAGACCAGAAAGACTAGTAGCGAATCTATCTACTGTATGAAAACCTGACGTAGTAATTGACGCTTGAGACGTACCACGTTGAGCCACTTGCATAGCTCCATTAATTATTATATTTTTATTTGTACCAATCTTCTTGGTAGTTGCTGTATTAAGTCTTTCTAATCCAACTTGATTAAGAGCCATGTGTTATACCTCCTTAAGTTTGATCAAGATAACTGACAGTCACATCTAGAGCTGTAGCTGTACCTGCTCTAACTCTTAAAATATCATTTGCTTGCATAATTATTTTTGATCCACTTATAACTTCCAAAGAAGATCCTGCAGGTACTGGAGCATTTCGTAAAAGATAAGCATCATCATTTCCTGTCACTAGAAAAACATCAGCCTGAGCACTGGCTCCTGTTTTATTTGAAATTAAAATACTTAATAAAACCAAAGTTGAACTACCACTTGCGGTAACAATATTGGTATTAGTGCTACTAACAGCATCTGTTACAACGCTCGATTTCGTGTCACTTTTGAAGGTATTTGCCATATCAGCCGAGAGCGATTATTAGTGCGAGTTGATCGGAGGAATCAAATTGTCCATTTACAGTTAATGCACCTGTGACGGTTAAATTACCTGGAATTGAAACTGCTCCATTAGAATCTATTGTAAGACGGCTAACTCCTCCAGTAACTAAAGATATATTATCTGCTGAAGGACTAATAAGACCTGTATTTGCATCGCCTTGAAATTTTAAACTGCAATTAGATACCGATCCTAAAGCTAAAGCAGCATTAGATCCATCTGATCTTAATAATGGGAATCCTCCATTTGTAATCGCATCATGTATAACAACAGTCCTTAATGAAGTATCTACTGTAACTTCACCATCAGCACCTTTAAAACCAGTGTGCTCAGCTGTTGTTCCTCTTCTAAATTGAACTTGGGTTGCCATAATACTATCCTAAAGCCACTGCTATTGCAGTAGCAAAGTCCTCCGTTGCAAAAGCGGTGGGCATATTAATTGTAACTTTGTTACCTGTTGCAGCAGTTGTGATATTTGTACCTCCTTCAATATCTAAAACTTCTGAATTTAAATCAATAGCAATAGTTCCAGAGTCAGCTTCAATATCTAAATCTTCAGCAGTAATTTGAGTATTTACGTAAGCTTGAGTTGCTATAGTTCCATCAGCATCGGGAAAGGTTAATGTTCGTGTTTGACCACCTGTAATAGATGCTGAACTAAAAGCTCCAATTTTTGTATTATCTGAATTATTTCTAATTCTGAATCCACTGTCATTTGTGACAACTGCAGTAGAAGTTATAGATGCTAATCCAGTAAATGAGGTTGCACTACCTCCAAGAGCAACACCAGTACTACCAATAGTTAATGAGCTATTTGCAAGATTACTATTAGCAATTGAAGATGCTGTAGTAAGGACTGTTCCTGTCTCAGCTGGTAGAGTTAATGTCACATCTGCAGTTGCTGCAGGTCCTACAAGAGTTGCAGAATTTGTTCCATTATCAGTATCTTCTTTAAAAATTATGCTACCAGCACTAGACGAAGATCCTGTAAGAGTTGGAGCAGTAAGACTCTTATTTGTTAAAGTTTCTGTTCCTGTTGTAGAGACTAATGTGGCGTTTGAAACAGCAGTATTAAATTGAGCAAATGTTCCAGTTAAAGTATTATTTGCAAGATTTACAGATTTATTTGTTAAAGTTTCAGAACCTGTTGTAGAAACAAGAGTTGCATCAGTAACAGCAGTGTTGAACTGAGCAAAGGTTCCTGATATTGTATTATTTCCAAAAGTTAAAGTTTTATTTGTAAGGGTTACTGAATTAGTTAAAGTTACTGGATAAACAATATCGCTTGTCAATGCAACTGTTCCTGTGGCATCTGGAAAAGTAATTGTTTTATCAGACCCAGTTGTATCAGTTGCAGTTAAAGTAGTTTCAAAATCATTTGCGTTAGATCCTTCAAAAACAATATTTCCACTAGCAATTTTTATTGAGTTTGCAGCATCAGCAACTCCAGATATTAATGTAGTTGATGCTAAAGAAGTTAATCCAGCAATTGTTGAAGCTGTAGCTCCAAGTGCAACTGCAGTGCTACCAATAGTTACATCATCATTTGCTAGTTGAGAATTAGGTATCGCACTGGTTCCAAGAACTCCAGTAGATGAGTTATAAGTTAAACCATTTCCAGACGCTACACTTACTGCACCTCTAGATCTTGCATTCGTAAAATATTGATTTGTACCCTCACTTAAATCGGAAGTACTATTTCCAGCAAAATCTAATTTATCAGAAGAAGAATTTAACTCCTGAAAAAGACCAGAAACAAGTACTAATGCCTTCCTAGTTGCCATTTAATATCTCGATCAAGTTCTTAGCCAAAAGAACTTATTTGTTTATATTTTACGATGACCAAACTGTCAGCTTAAAAGTATTGGAGGTTCAATCCTAATTATTAATTGACCTGTACTACCAGCCTCTCCTATTCTTGAGATATACTGACCTGCAGAAGATGGAGGAGTTTTAACAATCGCTCCTGCAGAAGCAGCTGATAAATAATATTGATCACCTAAATCTAAACCAGATGTAGCTACTATTCCAGCAACAATAACTTTGAGAGATTGCCCAGCAGATTTAGATGTCTCTGCAACACCTGCCACTGTAGCTTTATCTAAAGTATCACTAGCTATTGCTTTTCCTACTTGACCATCACTGGCTCTTGAGTATAAAACTTGTCCTTGAACTACGTCCTCAAAACATGTTGTCTCATAACCAGTAACTTTAAATACTGTCTGACTAGGCATTGTAGATTTTAAATCAATTAAAGCCTGTGTAAAACCTTCAGCATTAGCTGAATATGGAATGTAATTTTCTACACTAGACATTAGCTTAATTTAATAGGTGGTTCGATTCGAATTGCAAACTGTGTTGTCGTAGATGCTTCTCCGACTCTCACAACAGCCTGACCAGCAGAAGAAGGTGCAGTTAAAGTAATCTCTCCTGCTGTAGACGGAGAAAGAAAATATAAATCTCCTGCATCTAAACTACTCATACTCTTAATTCCAATAACAATAACTTTGACTGTTGCATTAGCACTAGCATCTGCGTTGGCAAATCCAACTACTTGAGCATTCTCTTGAAGCCCATTTGATGCACTAGCTTTACCTACTTGACCATCACTAGTTCTCATATATAAAGCATCATTCTCACTGACATCTTCAAATGCAGTAGCATCAAAGCCAACCTGTAAGGGAGCAAATGTTGGGAAACCTTCTTTTAAATCAATTACAGCATCAACTAAACCTCTATAATTAGGTTCATAAGGTTGACGAGTCATCGTAAAACTATTTGCTATCATCAAATCTCTAAGGACAGCTATAGCACCTTCTATATTTGGTTCGTAACCTGTAGCCATAATATTTGCATATAATTATCTATTTTAAACTGTGCCTACCATTATAATTAAGGTATGGAACCTCAAGTTATCGCAGCAATCATTTCTGGTAGTATTGGAGCCTTTGCTGGTATAACTAGGGCTTTGGGAAATTTTAGTAAAAAATTAGATAGAAGATTCGAAAATGTTGAAAGAAATTTAGATAAATTAAAAAATGAAGTTTTACACGATTATGTGTTAAAAGAAGATTTTTTAAGAGAAATGCAAGGAGTTCATAGTAAATTAGATAGGATTTTAGATCATTTACTAAGTAAATAATTAAACATCTACCCAACTAGCACTAGAAGATAAATATATTTTTAATGCTCCAGCACCACCTGCAGCTGTGTCCCAATGTAATTGTCCATTAATAGGATTGGCTGGTTGTCCAGCAGAGACAGATGCTACTGCTTTTACAGTCTGAAAGGCTGCTCCATCATAAATTTTAAATATCTGAGTACTTACTGTATCTAGCCAAGTTTCTCCTTTACTTGAAGAAGTAAACCCAGCTGCTCCAGTATTAGGAGCTGTGCTTCCTATATGAACGGGACCTACTTTAATTAATCCTGTATTTGGTGAAGCTGTATTATCTGCAAAAAATAAACCTGGACTTGTACTGTTATTATTTAAAGCTAACTCTCCAGATCCTAATCTTATTGGAAAGGGTCTATCATTTGCTGTACTTGATCTACGAGTCTGAATTTGTACTGCCATAATTAGACGTTAATATATAATCCTGCATCTACTACTGTATCTTGAGCTGTCTCTGGGTTATATGCTCCTGCATCTAGGTTACTTGTATTAACCGTTGCATCTAATAACTCACCATTTGTATATTCTCCAGCTTTCAATAAACCTGATTCAAAAGCATTCGTAAATTCAATTAATGGTTTATTTACTATTCCAAACTTTATATCATCTAAAACAGTAGGAGCTTTGTTAAATAATTTATTCACCATTGCAATCATTCTGTTTGTGGTATTCAATGATTTACCATCTCTATCTAAAGAACCTTTTGCATCTCTTTTTAAACTATCAGTCAAAGTCATAGCAATGACAGAAGGATCAAAGTTAGCAACATCTTGAGGTAAATTAAAATCACCAATAATATTTTTGTTACCTTCCCATTTTGTTGATCGATTATATAAAGCAAAAACTTCTACAGCTTCTTGCATTTTTCTTTTTTCTTTAGCCCATCTCTTTTCCCAATTTTCATAACCTTTTCCTAAAGGTCTATCATTTGGTTCTAACAACCATGCTCCAACATATTCATGTTTTTTTAAATTTTCTACAGTTACATAACCACCAGTGGTTTGATCGAAAGGATATATAACTACAAAACTATTAGGAGTTGGTACGTCACTAATAGTATATTCTCCTGATATTGCATTACCACTTGTGAAATTTAATTGAATTTTATCGTTTTTATTTAAATTATGTTCTTCAAAATCAACAGTAATATTTATTCCATTTTGTGTATATTTTGCAGCTAACTTCAGTGGCTCATTACCTTCATCGTGCAATATTGACCACATAGCAGCGTAAATATGCTTGCACCAACGAAGTTGATAATATAGAAGATTTTGGAAAGAAAATTCTTTTTCATCTTCATACTCAGGTAATTCATAAAAATTGTTTATTGTGACGTAACCTAAATCTCTGAAAACACCTGGCTCATCTCGGCTTTCAGATACACTACCATCATTTTGTAGAACATTACCTGGCTTTGTATCTCTAAGAGCTGTTACAGGAAATTTTTCATGATTGTTTTGACTAAATAAATTATAATTATCTCTTCTAGAAAAGTCCTGACAAGAACAATTCCATCTTAATTCTGTTGTTAAAAATCTACCTACAGCAAATCCTCTATGAGCTGGTACTGTTGTTTTAGCGATAGTATCTACAGTTTTTGCCCCATAGCTATCAGCTTTTTGAAAGATAATTTCATTAGTAGTTGCATCAGATCCTGTAACTGTATATCCAACATAATCATCGTATCTAAATCCTCTAAGTAGCCTACTTAAAGTTAAATTCCCTGAAGTATTTGCATTTGGAATTGTTGTGAATTTAAATTTTGTGGTGTTTATAACTTCGATTGTATATCTACCAGAAGCTAAAGTTCCTGTACTTACATCAACAAAGACTTTATTATCAGTTGATAGTCCATGAACAGAACCACACGTCACAGTAACTTCAGAACCTACTCTTGTATATGTAGAAGCAATCCCAGTATCTCTTTCTACAATTCGATCTGCCATTCTCTCACCTTCTAAAAATGCAACTTCAGTAGGTAAAGATCTAAGTTTTACTCGTACAAATCTCCAACGAGTATCATTAAATGCTGTTGAATTATGATAAGTAACATTCCCTGATGTAACTGCAGCATTAGTAGCTGTGAGGGTAAAAGTATTCTGTGTCTTACTTACTATTGTTAGAGTCTCATCTGTCGCAGCTCCAGTAGATATATCTAAGTAAACATTATCCCCAGGATATAGACCATGATCAGTTTTAGTAACTACTAATGTTGTACCATTCTGAGAATAAGTAGCAGTTACAGAAGGAGCTAAATATCTAACATCTAATATTGGTAATCCAAAATCGTAAAAACTAAACCCATCTGTATCACGCATTCCACAAATATGTTCTCCTAATTCTTGATTAGTTGATGGGAAAGTAAATATTCTGGCAGGAATAAAAACTCCAGGAAATTGTTGAAAAGTAAAAAATAATCTATAGTCTCCTCTTCTATCTCTTTCTTTCGATGTAGATCCTAATATCTGTTGTGTAAATGTATATAATTCATATCCTCTTCTCCATCTAGTCCATAAAGAATCTTGATTATAAAATTTTACTTCACTCTCTAATGAATACCCATCAGAACCTCTTGGATAGACACTAGGTTTTTTTGGAATATTCTCAAAATTTTTAAAGTTATTTTTTAATTCGAAATTAGATTTATCTTCGAATTTTTTAAATCCGAATGACATCTTACTTAGTAGAACCCACCCTGAAGATTACAAAAGAATCCATTAGTTAAAGCAGTTGCTCCACTAGCAGCTACATATAAAGCTTGTCCTCTTTTAAGCATCAAACCTCTTTGTTTTGGAGCTATCTCATTATTAGCACCAGCAAAGTTTGCAGCTCCTGATTGAACTACAGGATGATTAATTAAAGGAAGTTTTTCAGTCAATGTTGTACTTAATATTTGATTCTCTGCTACTTGAGGAATACTCTGAACAAATAAAGGAAAAAACTGATTAATATTCGTAATTGTTCCTGTATTTACAAGATAAACACAAAAGTCTATAGGAAGAGAAGCATCTACATTACCAGTAATAGTTGCACCACCACCAATAGCAGGTACGGTGACATCAAATGTTGTTGCTGTAAAGTTTGCCGTATCCTGAACAGTAAACGTGTCGTCGGTTGGAAAAGCACCTGCACTGTAAGTTTTAAAATCTAAAAATACTTTTTGTCCTATCTCTAAATTATGTCCACCTGCTGCAGTAACAGTACATACAGCTCCAGTAGCTGAGTAAGTTAATGTTGGAGCCGTCACTGCATCTATTTTTTCTATAACTCTTTTTGTATAAGTAAACCAAATTTCATCAATATATGCACCACTAATAGAAGTATCTGTTAATGCAGAGTCAACATCAAATACTTTTGTTGCATTACCAACCGCTGTTGGAATTAAACTTGTTAAAAATGATTGTCCAGAAGCAACTGTACATAGTGTTGATGTTGTCGCTGGGCGGTCAACCATTAACGGTTGTTTGTTTGAACTACTACTTGCCACGTTATTTATTCATAGACTTATTTTAATTATATAGGAAGGCTTTTTTACTTATCTTTCTTATCTTCTTTTTTATTTTTAGCCATTTTAGATTTCTCTAAAGCTTCTTTACGTTTTTCTTTATCAGACATTTCTTTTCCGTCATCTTTCTTTTTATTCTTATTTTTAAAATACTCTAACAACTGTGGTGGCATTTTACTTTTTTTGTCAGCCATTTAGTTTTCTTCCTCCTTTTCTATTGGAATGTCTAAAGTTTGAGTGAACCGTTTAGGTAGATTAGTACCTTTTGTATAAGAAAAAGGTGCTTCATCAGGACGAACAGAATATAAATCTACTCGTTTTTCTCCTGCCATTCTAGTACGTCTTCTTCCTTTGAAAGGACTAGCTTTTTGTCTTTCTCTTGGACTGATAATATCCCTATCTCTTTTAATACCTAAAGTATATCCAAGTTTTGTAGAAGGTAAAACCATTTATAACGCAGCTACGCTAAATGTTACTGTCGCATCTGTACCACCTGCTTCACTTACCCAAACAGCCTTCACAAATTTTACTGGTCTTCCAGAAACACTATATGAATAAGAACCATTTACAGTTATTGTTTGCTCTGCAATTATTGGAGCATAGTTTGTTCCATCAATACTACCATCTAATCGAACAATTACATTAGTATTTTTATTAGCTACAGTGACTATCAAAGTATAATCTTTCGTAGCAAAGAAATTATTCTGACTTACTTGTAAAACTGTCCCAGACGCAGGTGCAGTCAGGGTTGACTCATTTAAAAATATCGTGTCTTGAAAATAACCTAATGCCATTTTTAATCTACATTCGTTTTCTTAAGAATAACAGGGGGAAATGTTATTACCTATGGCTAACTTCTAAAAGAAGTCTAGTTCCGACAGCTACGTCAGCTGGTCCAGGTAATGCTTGTATAAATTCTGCACCTTCTCTGTTAAATCTATATCTAGCTTGTGCTGGGTTCCTATAATTAGGAACATATAAATGCATTGCTAATCTATCAGTTTCATAAATATAAATTTCTGTCCAAGTTTTTAAAGTTTCACGAAAATCTGAAGTTGCAACTGTTCTATCAACATCACCAGCAATACTTTCTATTCTGTTTCTTGGAACAGTATTATTATTGATACTTCCAGTCATGTCTGTTCGCTTTTCAGCTTCATCACAACGACCTAACTGCTCAACAATCTTACTAACCCAAAAAGAGTCTTGAACATTGTTAATTGCTTCTTCTAAGCGAGCTTGGTCACCAGCAGGTATTGAAGTTAAGTTATAACCCAAATGCCAACGTACTTTTGACTGTATAAAGGTATCGAGCTTCATTCAAACAAGTAAAATTTACCTGTTACTAGTCTACTCTTACTAAGTTCTCTTTAAATATCTCATCCCAATCTATACGCTTTATTCCTCTCAATTGTTCTAATTTCGTAAATCTTTCTCCTGAAAGTGTAGTTTGTAAATCCTTTATATCTCTTGCAGTTTTTAAACCAACCCCAGGTAATCTATCTGCAATCTGTCTAGCACCTGCAGTATTTATATTTAATCTCGTGTCATAAGGAAAGGTTTCTTTATTACTAACTTTTGCTTCCTTATCTCCAGTAGATTTTAAATCTGCCTTTAGTCTTTCTTCTGTTTTAATCTTTTCAGAAGTAGCTCCTACACAAGGTATTAAATCATCGTCATTAACATATTCAGCTTCGTCATTAGCATTAATGACCATTGAAACACCTTCTCCATGTTGAGATACCTTTTCTACTATTCCCCCAGTAATCTTGTGTTGATACAACATAATTAAAAAAATTCCTTCTTTAAATAGCTTAACTCAATAAATTTTGCTTGACAATGAAAAAGCGAGCCGTAAAGACTCGCCATTTTCACTAAACTATAAAAAATATAGATTATGAATCTGTTCCGCCTACTTGTGAAGCAAAGTCCACGAAGGAAGAAACATCGTCCCAAGTTACAGCTTTTGCTGGACGTAAGTAGTTAACTCTACAAACGATGTAAGCTGCTCTACCTGCAGTTGAATCATCAGCTGAGATAAATACACCGTCACCGTTAACAGAAGTACCAGTAATAGCGTTGACATTATAAACTTTAAAAGTTGTGTCTGCTGTTACTTTGTACATCATGGAGTTAGCTGCGTCACCTGCTGCAATTGTGCTAGTTACGCTTGTCCATGCTGGAAAATCACCAGTAGTAGTGTCTTCTGAACCTTGAGCAAATAATGAACTTGCTGCAGTTATAGAACTAGAAGCTGCTGCTAGACCATTCAACTGTGTTGAAGGAACACCAAGAGGTGAACCACTGTTGTCTGGACCAAGAAGTAGAAGCTCAGTAGTTGTACCACCAAGGTCTGCTGTTATTGGAGATGCTGGGAAGCTAGGAAGACCACCTGAAGGTGTATCCTGTGCAATCGCTATAGAAGCTCCATAAACATATGCAGGTCTACCTGCAGATGCTTTGACTACTAAACTTGTGCGATCATCTCTCACTCTGTCACTGACTCTTCTATCTGGAGAAGGTACAGTGATACTAAAACTCTTGAAACTAGCTTTGTCAGCTTCTAAGTTAGAAACTTTTACAAAACCAATTTGTTCGAAGAGTTCAATTCCAGGCCAACCAAGAACACCCTCATGGTTAAATGCGGATAACTTGTTGATCTGATTACCAGGTGTAAGGATTGCACCTGCGTCACTCTTGTAAGTTGCCATTAGTTAATCCTCCTTATTCTGTGATTGTGAAGGATGTGGTAATGAAGTCCTTATTCAAGTTTGCAAAACCAGCATATAGCTGCCAAATAAGAATGATAAATCTGGAGAAATCATCATTATTATTAATTAAAACTTGAGCGTTAGGACCACCGATACCAACACCAATTGCTTGTGGACCAAAGAACAATCCTGCTGGAGTTGTTCTAGTAGATGCACCGTTTCCATCTCCAATATCGACCGAAATTGTCTTAGATGGGAAGTTTGTAGATTCAAAGAATCTTACTCCTTCAAACACGAATCCAGAAGGCATAACAGGCTCGCCTGCTACGAACTGAGCTTGTCCATACTGTCCACCAGCATAGATTGCTTGGTTAGGAGCACCAGCACCCATTAAAGGTGAACCTTGTCCCATTCCTGGATATCTTGCTACTTCACGGAAGCCTTGATCGGCTCTTAGATCTTTCATGAATGAAGGATCTGCAATACAGCGATAGTAACCATCTGCGAAGACTGGTACATGACGCTTTCTTAGACTTTTAACGACTTCAAGTAAGTCAGTCTTAACATTGAACTTAAAACGCTCAGAAGCATATTCTGTAGCTGTATAAGCATTAAGACTGGCTCCACCAGCAGCTTTTGCTTTGCCGTTAGGGTAGTAGTAACCACCTTGTGTATCAGAAGATTGACCACGAGATTCAGATTTGAATAGCTCATCAATGAATACTCTGTCTCTCCATCTTCTGTAGTCATCTAATAAAGTCAGTGAACCAATTGATTGATGGAACATATTAAGGTTCCCAGTATCAAGCAGCAAACGCTGAGCTGTCATTAGAGTTTCTCTAGCAATTTTGAATGTGCTAGGAAGAGTTGTATTATTAGGGTCAGCTGGACCTGTATACTCTCTAAGAGATACAAGTACCTTGTCCTTCACGATAGATCTGCTGTTAGCAGTTCCGATTGTTTGGTCCTGAGTACGTTCACGAGAAGTTTTTGTACCTGGATTTCCAAAAAATCTGTATCTATCGAGTTGAACGGTCTGCCCTGGCTGCTTAGTGAAGTCATGCACTACCACAGGCTCGGAAGCCATTTCAACGATATACGCTGGATGAGGTCTGTATAACTCGGCACCAAGCAGCTTCGGAAAATCGTTATCTATAAACATTTTTAGAAGTCAGCTAGGTTTGCTGATAGCGAACACGGAATTGTGTTCTTTGAAACTGGAAA